TTCAGAATGAATGATTCAGGTAATGTGGGGCGTATGGCAGATAAACTTAAACACCAAGTAACAGAACCAACTTTAACTATTAGGGCAATGCGTACAAACCAAGTAGAGCTGCCAAGTTTTTGTAACTTTATCTTTTTAACTAACAGAGGAGATGCAGTTAAAATCGAAGATGGTGACAGACGTTACAATGTAGGTCCCCGTCAAGAAGAAAAAATAGAAAACGTTCACCCCACTTTATTACAAAACATAGATACATTGGATACTGAATTGTTTACTTTTGCAGGAGTCTTACAAACGTTCCAAGTTGATAACAAAATGGCTCACACTACATTAGAAAATGAAGCTAAATCTCAAATGAAAGAAATATCAATGTCTGTGTTAGAAGAGTTCGCTTTTGCTATTAGACAGAAAAACCTTGAGTACTTTATAGATATTTTAGAAATACCACTTACAAATACATTTGACGCTGGCCCTGTAAGTACAGCACAAAGGTATTTAAAAGATTGGATTGCAAAGGTTGGGCAAGAAACTTGTTTACCAATGAGTCAATTAAAATTAATGTACGATATTTTAACTGATAGTCGTAACAAGCTTTCTCAAAGAGATTTTACCAAAGCAATGTCTAGGTTAAACATTTCAACTTCTGTTAAAAGAGTTAAAGATAAAACCCTCAGGGGGGTTGTATTAACTTGGAAATTAAATAATAATGTTCGTGAAAGTTTAATAAAAGAACATTTTGAAGATAATGATCTTAAACTATTAAAAGCTTAAAACATAGGATATTTATTTAAATGAAGCTTGTACAAGACAAGCGCCCAGACTTAATAAATGTAGTTGAGGTGGGCTCTAAAACGGAGTTAGGATTAGTCCCAGCTTGGTCACACTCTTCCCTAAAAACTTACGAAACCTGTCCTTATAAGATTTATATTTCTAAAGTAAAACGTGTCCAAGAAAACTTTGGACCTGCTGCAGAACGTGGTACACAAATTCACCAGGAGTGTGAAGATTATGTAAAAGGTAAACTTGCAGAACTACCAGCCGCATGCAGCAAGTTTGTCAAACAATTTGAAGAACTAAAAAAAGCATATGCAGATGCTAAAGTAGAACTTGAAGGTGAGTGGGGCTTTACAATTGAGTGGGAACCTTGTGGTTGGTTAGATAAAGAAGTTTGGGCTCGTGTTAAACTGGATGCTTTGTATCACGAAACAGAAACCTCAGCTCGTGTTATAGATTACAAAACAGGTAAAAAAATAGGTAACGAAATTTCGCATAGCCAACAAGGTATTACTTATGCAATTGGAACTTTCTTTAGATATCCAGAGTTAGAAAGTGTACAAGTTGAATTCTGGTATTTAGACCAAAATGAAACTACTACTCAAGTATATACGCGAGATGAAGCTATGTTGTTTTTACCTAAACTACAAGAGCGAGCTTTAACAATGACTTCTGCTACGAAGTTTCCACCTAACCCTAGCAATTACAATTGCAAATGGTGTTCATTCAAAGAAGGAGAATATCCTATCTGTGAATGGGGCGTTAAATAACTTACTAGTTTTGACTCGGCAAATACGGAGATTTACCTCAAATTATTTACCGAAAATCATTGATAGGTTTCAATGAGGGCAATGGAGTAGCCTTAATACTCTATGTCGAGTCAAATTTTTATGGAGAAAAAATGAATGGTGATCTAGAACGAATGGTTTACAACGGAACTATGGATTTAGCTACTTATCAATGGTGGCAAGATGTTACACAACAAATTGGATGGGCTATTGGTAGTGTAGGTATTATTATTTTTATTTACGTAATATTACTTTACTTTAAAAAAGGAGATGATGATTAATGTTATTTGAAGACCGACTTTTTACAACTATTATTGTTCTTGTAATAGCACTATTTGCCCTTATAATAATAACTGACGACAACGATGATCCTCCAGATATTAGTTGTTGGAACGATTAAGAACGAAACATGGAAAACGAATTATGGAAAATATCCCTAAAGCTTACGAGCATCAAACTGTAACTACTAACTTTATATTATCTACTCCAAGATGTTTAATTACATCAGACCCTGGCACAGGTAAAACACGTTCTGTATTAGACGCTATTACAAATCGCCCCGGTAAAACACTTGTAATTGCACCTTTATCTATACTAGAAGCTAGTTGGGCAGAAGATATACAAAAGTTTCAACCTAGTATACAATATGGCATTGCTTATGCTAAAAACAGGAAAAAAATATTTGAAGATAATAACCTCGACATGGTTATCACTAATTTCGAAGCTGTTAACTTCTTATGCAAAAACACACATTTTCTCAAAGACTTTAGCACCCTCGTTATTGACGAATTCACTGCGTTCAAAAATCGGGAGGCTCAGCGTTCAAAAAATATCAAATCTATTATTCATTACTTTGATAATAGAATTGCTATGTCTGGGACTCCTAATAGTAATTCTATTCTAGACCTCTGGCACCCAGTATATCTTATTGATGAAGGCAAACGATTAGGTGAACGTTTCTGGTCTTATAGATCACAAGTTTGTACACCAAGATTCAATGGCTTTGCTAATGAATGGATTGACAAACCGGGCGTAGAAGAAGTTGTAGCCAACCGTTTGTCTGACATATCTATTCGTTATAGCCTCAGCGATTGTATTGACTTACCTGACAACATTACCAGGAATGTTTATTGTAAGTTATCTCCTAAAATAGAACATATGTACAATACATTAGCTGATGAGTCAGTTTTGTACACAACTTCAGGAACCGTAAACGCTGTCAATGCAGCAGCTCGTGTAAAGAAACTTTTACAACTAGTGTCCGGTGCAATTTACGATGAAACAGGTAAACCTATTTACATACACAAAGAGCGATACAACCTTGTGATGACGTTAGTAGGTCAACGCAAACATAGTATTGTAGCTTTCAATTGGAAGCACGAACGTGATGCGTTGATCGAAATCGCTGACAAAGAAAAAATATCTTATGAAGTTATTGACGGTAGTGTACCTGCTCACAAACGAAAAGACATTGTACAAAGATTCCAGGCTGGGCATTTGCAAGTATTGTTTTGTCACCCACAATCTACATCGCATGGGTTGACTCTTACAAAAGCTACAACAGCCATTTGGTGTTCACCTACTTATTCAGCTGAGCATTTTCAACAGTTTAATAGACGAATACACAGAGCAGGTCAAAAACAAAAAACAGAAACAATTTTGATCACAGCAAAAAATACTTGGGAAAAACAGGTATACAAAAAATTAAATGGTAAACTAGGTAAAATGGAGAATTTACTCCATATCTTATCGGAAACAAAAAATGAAAAAGGACAACAACATCGTGATAATACCTGAAGAAATACAAGAAAAACTAGATGAAATTATTAAAAGAGACCCACAAGCTGTAGCTACAGCATTAGTGTTTGCGATGAGTGAGTTGTTGTGGGAAAAACAAATAGACACTTCTTCTTTGTTACAAGAAGCAAGTAAAGAGGCATTGTCATTAGTTGATACTGTACATATGTCACAACCCAGGACGAAGGAGGTCCTACATTAATATGAAAAAAAGTATGGATACTTTACTAAGTGAATTACACGAAGTTCGTTCCAATCTAAAAGAACTTTTAGAAAAGGAATCTGCTCTTAAAAAGATTAAGGGTGAACTCGAAACCGAACTCGTTATTATGTTAGAAGGTCAAGGAATTGACCAGATTAGTAACGATAAGGCAACAATTTCTATTAAAAAAGAGATTGTGCCAACTGTAGAAAATTGGGATGTTTTCCAAGAGTATATAGCTGAAACTGGTATGTTTGAGTTAATGCAAAAGAGAGCGTCAGCAACTGCTTACAGAGAATTACAGCAAATGGGACAGGATGTTCCTGGTGTAAAAGCTACGGAGTTAACCAAAGTTAACTTCAGATCGAAATAAAAACGGAGGACGAAATATGACCGATGTAGCATTAGTAGCTAAAAACGTGCCAACGCACGTATCAAAGAGTTCAGGTCTTGGCAATGAAGACGTTTCAGCCGAGCACTTGCAAACTCCACGCGTTAAACAACTTCAACAGTTGTCTAACGAAGTCGATGAAAACCATAGTGAATACATTGAAGGCGCTAAACCAGGCGACTTTGTAAACACTATTACCAGAGAAAACTATGGTAAAGAAATGTATGTAATAAACATTAAATTTACTGAAGAGTTTGTTATCTGGAGAAAAAGAGAAAAAGGTGGAGGTTTAGTTGGAAGCTATAGCTCACAAAAAGATGCTTATACGTATCTTGAAGCTGAGGGTTTAGCCGTAGAAGACTACGACATTATCCAAACTCAATCTCACTTATTGCTTAGAAAGGACGCAGAAACTGGCGAACTTTCTGGACAACCTTTTATCTTTGACTGTTCATCATCAAAGCTTAGAGTTTCTAGAGAATGGAATACTCAACTTAAGTTAGCAGGAGGCGATAGATTTTCTTCCTTATGGAAAATGTCATCTGCTCAAACCCAAAACAGAGCTTCTCAAAAGTTTTACAATATAGCTGTTGAGAATCAAGGTTGGGTAACTGATGAAGATTATGCAGCTTCTAAAAAGTTGTATGAATCAATCTCTTAAAAGGAGAAGATAGTGCGGTGTAAAAGCCGCACTTTTTTATATGAAACATAAGTTAAACAAACCTGCTTTCATAGAATCTGTTACAGATACTATGCTGGGCTTTTGTATAAACTTTCCACTCTCGTGGCTTGTTTTATTTGTTATGTTATACTTTACTCAAAGTGCTTTATTGATTTCTATAGTTCAAGTTGTACTCTTGACCATAGTTGCCATAATAAGGCGGTATCTCACTAGGATATACTTTGAAAGAAAAGGACTTCATAAACAAAGTACACAAAAAACTTTCAAATGATGTGTACAAATGGAAAATAAATGACCCTTATCATGGGGGTGTTCCCGACGCTTTTTATTCTGGCCCTAAAGGTTTTTGTTTTGTTGAATACAAATACAAAGAAACGCTGCCTAAAAAGAGCAACTCAAAAATAAAAATTAACTTATCTGAACAACAAAGAATCTGGATAAACAGAGCACAAAACCATAAGCTGCCGGCTTATATTGTTTTTGCCTCTAAAGACCAAGTGTGCCTGCTTACCAACCCTAACCTACCTTCAATTTGTGTTGGAGGGTTTAATCGAATGGCACAGTCGTTCGACAATTACATTGCATTTTTGGAGAAAATATGCCTAAAATAAAAAAAGATATGGTAAACCACCCGCCGCATTACAACCATAATCGGCTGGGAATTGAATGTATCAAAGCCATCGAAGCAAGTATGACTGAAGACGCGTTCATGGGATACCTAAAAGGAAACATAATGAAATATTTATGGAGATATGAGTATAAGAACCAAGGGGAAGATTTACTAAAAGCCCAGTGGTACTTAAATAAACTCATAGACGTAAAAAATGGAAACTAGATATACAAGACTTACTTCCTTAAATGGGGTTTGTTCTAGTCTTGCAGATTCACCTTGCATTGGAAATTGCACTGTTACACAATGGGGCGATCTAAGATGTAAAGGTTGTGGACGTACTGCTTCTGAAGTAAGAGACTGGGATTTGTTGCAAAATACTGAAAAAAAGCTAATAAATATCAGAAATGCTCAAGAAGGGTTCCAAATTAGGCAGTTAAGAGCCGAAAAAGTGCTAGTAGCCCCTAAGACGCCGTCTAACAAATTTTCTGCAAAACTGGACTCATAGTACCTAGAACCCCTACAAAACGCCTTACACGGCAAATGAGAGCGTCGTTTTTTTCTATTTTTTAAATTTTTTAGCAATCCACTTTATTACATTGTCAGGATACTTAGGATTTAAAACTACAAACCCAATCCCGGCAACAATTGCTAATACAATTACTAATTCAATCATTTTTTCCTCTCTTTAATAAAAACAACCTATACGATTGTTCTTTCTTTTTTATTTTATCTTTTTTTAACGCTTTTATAAAACTTAGTCGTGTTGTAATTGTCATACGCACCTCCTTTATAGATGTGCGTTCCTTCGACTACAACAAAGTCTACTTCCGAGCCGTGTGGCTTGAACGAGTTACCATTTAACTTTATTTGCCCAATAGGCAGCTGACATTTTGCCTTTAGCAATATTTCTTCTGTGTCTTGCTTTAAATGAAGCTCTTTTCTTTTTCATTCTTTCAGACTCACCTTTTTTAGGTTTGCCTGCAGTCTTAGCTCCTTGCTCACCAAATCTAATTGTTTTAATTTTGCTACCTTCTTTAGCAACAACAATGTGAGACTTCTTAGGATGATTAGGTGTACGCTTTGGTTTATTAAAACCAGATACACCAGCTCTGGCTAATCTAGGGTCTTTTTTACTTTTTCTTTTTTCTGACATAAGTTCTTACTCTTGTTGGCTTACCACCTACTCCTTGGGCTTTAGCTCTTTTTCTTCGTACAGCACTCTTGCGCTGTGATTCTGTCATTTTAGCAGCTTTTGCTGCAGGAACACACTTTGGATAACCTTTTTTGTTAGTAGATGCTTTTTTTCTACCACAAGGTTGGTATTTGCCGTTTTTCTTTGGCCTACCAATGTCTACCCATTTTTCTCCAAACCATTTGGTTAAACCACCTTTTGGTTTTGCACTAGCCATTATTTATACTTACCGCCTCTTTGTTTATAAGTTTTAGTTAACCAACCAGAAGCATATGCCGATGGCCAAACTTTAAACTTACGTTTGGCTTCTGATTTTACTCTAGCATATAAACTAGGATTCGTAGGAGTAGCTCCTTTCTTTTTACTTGTTGTTTTTCTTTTCTTTATTGCCATCTTTTTTTCCATACACCCGTTCCCAATTAGCGAACCATTCGGCTTCACTAATTTCTCTTGGGCGTCGTTTTGAACCTTTACTCATTTTCTTCTTCTTGCTGTTTTAGTCCTAGGAAATGATCTGTTTGATTTCCTAGCCTCCATTTTAATATTTTTTGGGATACTGTTTAAGGGGTTGTTGTCCTTGTGAGCAACATCTTTATTGTCACCTTTTTTGGCTTTGCCAAGCTTAACCATAAGTCTTCTAGCTTTATTACGGCCAGCTCTACGTTTTTTTTGAGTAGGTTTAGAGTGGTAGTTATCGTATTCTTTACGATAATTTCTAGCCATTTTTCTTTTTAAAAGCTTTATGAGCTTGTCTTATAGTATCACCCATAAGAAGTCTACGCCTCATAAACTTTTTATGCTCAGCACTAGTACCTTTGTTGTGTCGTTTTAAAGCTGCTTCTTGTCGTTTAGTTAAACTTTTTTTAACGACTTTCATTTTAGGTTTCTTTACAGTCCTAGCCATTACTAAAGTTTTACTCCACGACCCATAAGAATATCGGCTTGAGTTACTTTGCCATCTTTGTTCAAATCTGGAAAGTTAGCACTATTGGGTTGGTTCTTTTTCATTTGAATGTTATTAACCTTGCCAAGTGGTTCTTGCTTACCTACTTTAGGTTTACCTAATCTTCTTGTTGCCATTTTAATATCCGTAAGATTTCTTTTTCTTACCTACTGAAGATTTTTTCTTTACTGGTTTTTTCTTCATAGGTTTTTTCTTTTTCATCATACCGTACATAATTAATATTCTCCTTGCTTTGGTATAGGTTTTAAATCTTCGTAGTGCAAGTCTTCGCCAGGTACTACCCCAAAGACACTGCCATCATGGTTAGGTACAACTGAGACCTGAATGTTAGATACACTCTTTGAAGGTAAAGACTCTTTGTAGCCCACGGGTTGATTAATACTATTTTTCATAAATAAATCTTACCACAATTAACTACTTGGTGGTATTGGAAATACAATTTCTTCTATTGAAGATACATTAGCTTGGCTTGCAGGTAAATCTCTTAATTCTTGTCTATAGGTTTGCCATGCAGTTTTTTGCTCATCTGTTAGTGGAGCATCTGCTAATTGCGTCCAATCGCATTCCGTTAACATGTTGTTTCGTATGTACCTAGCAGACTCCCAAACAGATATATTTTGTTCAACTGGTTGCCCATCAATAATTTTATATAACTCTACTTCATAAATACCTTCAATGATTGATTGTCCATCTTCTAAATTAATGCTATCAAGAGGTGCATTGGTAGCACCACAGGTGCCTATCTCTCCTGTAGCTGTGTTGTATATTGTGTACTCTGTCATATTATTGTGTGTTGTCTATAAATACATATAAAGATTGGTATGTACTTCTTAGTTTAGTTACCCATCTTACGCGCCAATACACTGTGTCCGCGGTTGAGCCTAGTCCTGATATTGTACCACTGTAAGCAAAAACATAAGTTCTAAAAGTCCCTGCAGCAAACACTAAGTTTTGAAGACCGCCAGAGGCTTGTACCCAAGTTGAGTTATCTAGGCTATATTCTAAGTAACCTCCAGTACAGTCACCATAAACACCTGTCCATATGGCTTGGTATTTAGCACCGTTTCTAACTTCACTTATTGACAGTGGTAAGTAATTACCCGTTGTTTGTGTTTGCACTGTAAAGTTTGTTGAGCCACGTTGAATAGCACTACCAAATACTTGAAGAGGTACATAGGTTGGAGGGTCAGTAACTATATGGCTTTCTATATTAGAAGATACATTGGCAAAGTGTTTAACTGCCAAAGTGTCAACGTTAACTCGAGCAGAATCTATTAAACCTGCATTAATTTTCGCTGCATTTAAATCAGCTATCTTGGCATTATTGACCGCTAAATCGTTAATCTTAGCTGTAGTAATAGCTGCATCATTAATTTTTGCAGTTGTAATTTCAGCATCACCAATTTTAGCACTCTCAATAGCAGCATCAGCAATCTTTGCCGTAGTAATACCCGCGTCTTGAATACGGGCGCTATCAATATAAACTGTACCACTACTGACAATAAAAGGTGCTGTTCCTGTTGTACCATTCCATATAGCAAACTTATCTGCAACAAATTGAACCGCGGTTCCTGTAGTTGCTCCTGAGGCATTGGCTTCAATTACCATACCAGCGACTGAACCATTGGCTTGTACTTGTAAAACATAAGCAGCTGCAGCATTGCCTTCTAAATCAGCAACTGAAGTTTGTAGAGTAGTAACGCTTGCACTAGTGTTGCCTACGTCTGTTTGTAGTTGAGTTATAGCGCTGGCTTGTGAAGTAATATTGCCTTCAGCCGACGTAACCCTAGTATCCAAACCACTTATTGCTGTAGCGTTACCAGTAATATCTCCATCATTTGCTGTAATTTGAGATTGTAAAGAAGTTAACGAAGTATTAATCGAAGTAATA